AACTATTTTGTTTTTATCGATTTATCAAGATGAGTAATCTTACTAACAATGGACAACAAGAACGATTATTTAGCAACCCAACGAACCTTACATCAACTAAAGCAACAACTGGCTCTGTGTCAGAGGTCGATGTTACGGTCCTCAACGACACAGTACCATCCGTCAACGCCCATTTACAATCCATCCGGCCAAAGAATAGTCGATCTCCCAATCGCCTACCCCGCGGTCGTAACTCATCAACAGTATCAAATAGCAATTCTGCAGCAACGCGTAAAACAACTAGAGGTCAACATACTTCTACAACACAACAACGAACTTTTGCGTCAAGTCAGGACGTTAAAGGTGACTCTCCAACGGATGCAGAGGAATACCTCGCAACCATCCTTAACAAGAAAGAGCAACTCTTCGAAAGGATCAAAGAAAGGTTCCCAGTAGTGTACGCTGATCATGTTATAACTTTGTTTAACTACGTGCAACTTACATTGACACAAGTGCAACATATTCTCGACCAAAAAGACGTAGCATTTGATGATTCTAGAAGGTACCCTGGTAGTCCTTGTACTGATGAAGGGCCACTCCCTTCTCCTTATTGTACGGGCACTTTCAGACAAGGTGTTCCACAGAAACGCCATGTTACCCAAAGAGTACCGATGCTCATTAATGCTGTAATTGATGGTCTGAACGAGAAATACTTCCATTTTATACGTGGAAATGGTAAGAAAAGTGATAAGAACAAGCATCTACATACATCCATTTTGAAACGTTATATGAGTTGTATGATTAAAGCAAATAAATACGATGCTTATTCATTAATTGGACAACAATGGTTAAACAATGTTAATCCAACTGGTAATGCAGTACTTACCGGTGCTTTCGTAAACCACATCATTGACATGCACTCTGATGAAATAAGGAACCTAGGAATACCCGTCTTGGCAGTTGTACAGGACTATACACAAGGACTGCACATCGGGACTGAGATGTCGTACGTGTGTGACGAGAAGGGTCATGTTCTTGGTACATCTAATGAAGCCTCTCATTCATACTGGTGCGATAAAAATATAGACTTGCCATACTCTGGTGAGTGGCGTGGAATGCAAGTGACTACTCTTGTCGAACTTGGCCCACAACGTTTGGTGTGGATATCCCACCAGGCTCCACGACCACCTGTCTATGAAAAAGTAAGTAGACCAGATTTAACCTACAATGTTAAAGAGGTGTTACCAATAATGATGCCAAAACCTACTCTTCTGATTGGTCTTTACGATGAAGAACTCCCGGAGAAGAAAGAACGTAGCACAATAGCTGGTTTTGACCCATTCCTGCTATACAAATGCTACCCTCAACGTTCAAGAAGAACCCTAGCACAGAAAATCAAAAGGAAGGTAAAACAAATATGGAGAAATACCCACATCTACAGCGGCATCAAGGCTGTCAAGGAGGCTCTTGGTGTCTACGGCGATGAGTACTACATCGTCCTCAATCCAAATCTGTGTCAATTTCCTAACGCGGATGAGGATTTACTTCAACTATACTACGCAAATCCGATCGACCCTATAACTCACCTCCCTTATGGTGTATATAGGCGAGACGGTAATAAGTTAATACAGCTACATTTCGGTGATCAGTCGGCAAACTATACCAATCTGTTCACTTTATTCCGTGCTTATGCACAAATGCATGGGCACTCACCAGCTAGTACTTATAAGGAGTTAGTTGACTCCACAATTAATCTTCATCCTTTAATTATCAATGAAACCGACTACAGTTTTCAGCCTTCTTTTGAATCTCCCCTTCCTCCTATAACAGCTCGCTGTCCATACACAGTCGAAGTGAATGAGAGTGAAGGTTTCGGGTGTAAAATATTTTCGGAACAAGAATTACGTGAGTATGTTGTCAACTATGTCACTCATAGGTCTGTGTCTGCCGCG